GACATCAGCACAGCCACAGGCAAACCGCTGGAAGCTGTATCGAATGCGCTTGGAAAAGCCTATGAAGGCAACACGACAGCATTGGGCAAATTGCAAGTCGGTTTGTCATCAGCTGAACTTAAAACGATGGATTTTGAAAGCGCAAGCGCACGGCTATCCGATTTATTTGGTGGCGCAGCGGCGGCAAACGCAGACACATTTCAAGGTCGTATCGATCGGATCAAAGTTGCATTTGATGAAACGAAAGAAAGCATCGGCGCAGCTCTTTTGCCTATTGTAGAAAAATTGCTTGGGTTTATCACACAGACGGTTTTGCCTGCGTTTTCTAAATTGTCCGATGCTCTCAGCGGATCAGGCGAAGGTTTGGTTGCTCGATTCACGACGCTTGGAAATTACTTGCGAGATTTCATCGAACCGATATTTGCAGCCGTGCGCGGCGCATTCAACAAGATTGGCGAAGCTATACAAGATCAGCGACCTAATTTTGAAAACATCATCAAAATACTTGGAGAAATTTACGAGTGGGCTAATAAATACATCATTCCAATCTTGCGCACCGGACTTGTGCAAGCTGTTGAATTTTTTGGCAATGCAGCTGCAACCGCGATCAAGGTGGTTGTGCCAATCATTGAGGGCGTTTATAACTCAATCAAGTCAATTGTCAATTTCATTATTGACATCATCAACACAGCGATAGCGGTGTATAACAAGGCAAATAACATTTTTGGCGGTAAAGACATCAATCCCGTCGGCAAGATTGGCGCAACATCGACATCGATGACGGGCAGCGTGCCCACATCATCGTTGCCGTTTGGCGGTGCTTCCGTCGGTGGCACTAGCTCATCAGGCACGACCGTCACAGGTGGCAAAACAGGCATTGCAGGGCTTACGGGCGGCACAGGCGGCGTTTCAGGTGGCGTTTCAGGCGGCGTGACAAAAGCCGAAGAGGAACCAGATTGGGCAAAAATGCTGATTGATTCTCAAGGTCAATTATCAGATGCGGTCAAGCGTCAGATCGAAACGCAAAAGCTTCTCGATGAATTGAGCCCGAGGATTGGCAATGCGGTCAGAGCTGGCACATTTCAAGTGCCCCAACAAAGCGTGCCAAATTTCAATGCAGGTCAATTCAGAATGGGCGAAGCGCGCTCGATGGCGGAATACAACATCACCGTCAATGGAGCAATTGATCCCGAATCAACAGCTCGTCAAGTTGTTAATATTTTGAATGAATCAAATGCTCGCGGCACATTGGGCGGCGGCGGGCTGTTTGGATTACAGGTTGCCCTGTGAGTGTTTGGACACCCGATTGGCGCATTAAAATCAATGGCGTCGAATACACAAATCTCACGCTTTCAAATCTGACAATCACATCAGGTCGCACGGACATATACAGACAACCCGTGGCGGGTTATTGTCGTTTGCAGGTCAAAAATAATGATCTCTCGCAAATCACTTTTGATGTGAATGACGGCGTCACGGTAGAAGTCAAAAACGATGCTGGATCGTGGGTTATTTTATTCGGCGGCAACATCACGGACATTGCCATTGCGGTTGCATCAGCTGGCATTATAGGCATTTCGCAAACCATATCGATCACAGCTCTTGGAGCTCTTGCAAGGCTCCCTAAAGCAATTTTTCAGGGCAATTTGTCGCAGGGCACAGACGGCGCACAGATGCTTGAAGTGCTGGAAACCGTGCTGTTTGCAAATTGGAATCTTGTGCCAGCTGGCGAAACATGGGCAACTTTTGATCCGACGGTGATGTGGGAAGATGCCTTGAACACGGGATTGGGCGAAGTCGATGTTGGTGACTACACGCTCGACAGCCAAAATTCGCTTGATACCGATGTTTATTCGCTGGCATCGACAATTGCAAATTCCGGTCTGGGATACCTGTATGAATCCGCAAATGGTTTGATTAACTACGCAGACAGCACCCATCGCACCGAATATTTCTCAGCCAATGGCTATGTCGATCTCGATGCCCGTCACGCGCTGGCTGGCAATATCACGACAAAAAAGCGATCGGGCGATGTGCGCAACAGCATCACGCTTCAATATACAACCAGCGGCAATTCGGAAGTCACGGACACCGATCCAGCATCGATCGCGGTGTATGGCGAGCTCGCACAGACAATTCGCACCTATCTCAAGAATCAGGGCGACGCAGAGGATCAGGCAGCATTTTATTTGGCTCTCAGGGCTTACCCGCAAGCCTTATTCGATAGCGTCACTTTTGCGCTTGGAAACCCTGAAATTGACGAAATTGATCGGACATCGATGTTGTCGGTGTTTATGGGTATGCCGATCAATTTGCAGAATTTGCCAGCTAATATGAATAACGGCGAATTTCAAGGATTTGTCGAAGGCTGGACATTTCAGGCGACCGTTTCCGATATTAAACTCACGATGACGGTTTCGCCGCTGGCATTCAGCTTGCAGGCATTTAGGTGGAACTCTGTGCCTGTCACCGAATATTGGAACACTTTATCCAATACACTTACTTGGGAACAGGCGACGATCGTCGCGTAAGGAGCAGATATGCCTAGCACTACGAATTTTGGCTGGACTACGCCAGCCGACACAGATTTAGTGAAAGACGGTGCAGCCGCCATTCGCACATTAGGCAACGGCGTCGATGCGTCGTTTGTCGATCTTAAAGGCGGCACAACAGGTCAGATTTTGTCGAAGAATTCAAACACCGATCTCGATTTTACTTGGATCGCAAACGATCAAGGTGACATCACAGCCGTCACAGCTGGCACAGGAATTAGCGGCGGCGGAACATCGGGTGCGGTGACAATAACAAATTCAATGGCAACCGAAATCACCGCGTCGGGCGATATTATCGTCGGCACAGGATCAGGCACATTTGACAATTTGCCGATCGGAACAACAGGTCAGGTTTTGACGGCTGATACAAGCGTTTCGCCATATAAGTTAAATGGGCAACTGCGGCGAGCGGTGGCGGTTGGACTCAAATTGGCTCAACTCAAACTTTAAATGGGGCATCTTCCTACACAATTAACACCACGACGGGTTACCGAAATTGGGTTATTGAATTAGATAACCCTTATGGTGCGTCAGGTGATATCAATCCATATATTTTTTTTAATGGTGATACAACGACATCGAATTATCGAGGCTGCGTGGTTCGCACGATTGCATCAGGTTTTCAAAGCGCTGCAATAGATACTCCGACAGTTTTTTATTTTGCCTTGAATCCATCTAGTTCTAATGAGAGTTATTCCCAAATAACAGTTTTTGATCCTGATGCAACAACGCACAGAAAAGGGTTTAATTGTAATAGTCTTATCACCGAATCTGGCTCGGCGCCACAAGTATCAACGGTTATGTTTCAATGGGAAAACGCAGCCGCTATAACAAGTGTCAGAGTGCAAACCGACACAGGCGTTAATTTTTCAGGTGGCACATTCAAGATATGGGGACTTAAATAATGTCGAGACCATTAGTTAGCATACACGATGCCGATACTTTAGAAACCGTAGTCCGCGAAATGAACGATGAAGAATATGCGGATTATTTGCGGCTAATTGAAGTAACCAATGCAAGATTAGAAAAAGAAAAAACGAAACTTGAAGCAAAAAATGCTTTGCTTGATAAACTTGGCATTTCTGACGAAGAAGCAAAGCTGCTTTTGTCATGACTTATCCTGAAAGCAGCGCAGCAAGGCTGATCGAAATTGCTTTGAACGAAGTCGGCTATGTTGAGGAACCTGTCAATTTGACAAAGTATGGAAAACATACGATGGCAGACGGTTTGCCGTGGTGTGGATCATTTGTGATGTGGTGCTGCACAAAGGCGGGCATCAAAATTCCATCGGTCGTAAGCACAGCTGCGGGCGCACAGAAATTCAAGGATCAAAACCGATGGAGCGAAATACCGCAAAAAGGTTGGCTGGCGTTTATGGACTTTCCACACGACGGCATCGATCGCATTTCTCACATTGGCATCGTCGTCGATGTGAAAAAAGATTCTGTCATTTGCGTTGAAGGCAACACATCAGGCACGGGAGATCAGCGCAACGGCGGAATGGTGATGATTAAGGAACGCAAAATCGGCACAGGATCACCTGTTGTCGGTTATGGCATTCCGCGATTTTCGCCATACAGCGGCGATTTTCCAATCGTCGAAGCTCCCGATTCGGCTGAACCTGTAAAGCCGAAGAAAGCGAAGAAAAATGGCAAAGACAAAAGCACTAGCGGCAAGCTGGGCGCGTAGCTTCATAGCTGGCGTGCTCGCTGTCTATATGGCGACGGGCGAAACCGACCCGAAGAAACTTGGAATGGCGGGCGTTGCGGCACTAGCACCCGTGCTCATGCGTTGGGCGAACCCTAACGATGCCGCGTTTGGGATCAGCAAGTAGGCTGATCGCTCGATGCTTGGGTGTGCTTTGCCTTTCAGCCACCCTTGCATCGTGCGGTTATGATGGCTGGACACGATACCCTTGTCAGGATTTTGAGAATTGGAAATTAAGTGAATGTCAAAGACCCGAATGCAAAGTCACAGGCACTTGCACGACAGACATTTTGGGTCAATCAATTACTCAATCAGAGATCGAAGCGCAACAAACTAAGCCCTGAGGATATACACGCACGGCTCATTTTCTTAATTGGTGCGACGCTCGCGCTCACATTCTTTTGCGTCACCGTCGGCACCGTTTATGCTCTGATCTTTGTCACGCAGCCAATCGGTGCTCAAGCTCCAAATGATGCAGCTTTTATCGATCTACTTAAAACGCTGGCAATCTTTCTGACAGGATCATTGGGCGGTGTGCTGGCAGGCAATGGCTTAAAGTCACGCAAAAAAGATGATGACACGCCGAAAGACACGCGCAATGTTTGAAATTGTCTGCCGTTGATGTCACCCTGTATGTGCTAGTGGCTCGAACGCAGCCACGGCAACGGGAGCAAAAATGGAAGCAATAGGCACATTTCTCAACACGACCATTTCGGTCGTTTTTATGTTAGGCGGGCTTTTTGTAGCTCTTTTGGTCGGTTATGCAAAGGGCTTCAATAACGGCAAAGAAGTCGGCTATACGCAAGGATTTTACAAAGGCAGAGCTGTCACACGGCAGGTGAAGTGATGGCGTTTGATCTCAGCAATTATGAAGATGTAAATGCGCGCATCACGCGATTTCGAGCTGAATTCCCGATGGGCAGGCTTGAAGCTTTTATCGATCACATTGATTTTGACAATGGTCGAATACTTGTGCGGGCATTGGCATACCGCACCGATGATCCAAACGAATTGCCCGCAAGCGTAGATTACGCCTACGAATTTCGGGCATCGCATGGCGTCAATCGCGATTTTTGGGTCGAAAAC